GATCGAGCGGATTTTTGTGTGTTCGACGATATGTCTAACGCTAAATCATCTGCTGGAACTCCAGTGCCTAACCCTACGGATCCGTTAATTTATACGGTTAATAACATTACTTCGCAGTTGCCTATGGCGGATTTGGAAAGTAAAGGTCGCGTTACTTTTTCTTCTAAATTTGTTGCTGTCACGTCAAATATTGTTGACTTGAAGGCAAATATGTTTTCGGAGTGTCCAGAGTCTGTTTTACGCCGTTTTAATGTGGTGATTGAGCCTATAGTTCGCCCGGAGTTTCGTAAAGGTGCTTCCCTCGCGATTGATAAGGCAAAGATACCTCCCAAGGACGTGTGCGAAGTTCCGAACACCCATTCGTTTAGATTATTTTATTGGGAGAAGAATGAGGATTCTTTACCAGGAGTAGTTGCGAAGGTTTATTTGGATTTTCCCGAGGAAGCCGGAATTTTGGAGCTTATTGAACTTTTGGTTCAGCTTTCTCGCCTCCATTTTGCAAATCAGGACGGTCTGGTGAAAGCGCACTCGTTGGCTAGTTTTAAGCCTGATGATATTCGTAGATTTCGCCAGCAAAACCACGCATATGCCAACAGGGCGGCGCCTGTTGTGGGTCCAGCGCAGCCTATCCAGCTAGTCCGTGAAGACTATGGTCAGGAAGTTGCGGAGCGGGACGCCGAAGATGCGTTTATTGACGCAGATTTTGCTGATCGTGAGATTCCCGTGGATGGCGCTGGTGAGTTAGCTGACGATGCTCCATTAGAGTACGCTCAGCATGGTACGTGCATGAGTAAGAGCTTGTTAGATAACATGTTCTGCCCTTTAGGGCTGCCTGCTAGAGCTGAGAGCGGAAATGTACTGGTTTCTCAAGAGTTTGTGCCTGTGGCTACTGATGAACCTATGGCTGCTCGTATTGAGCGGTGTGCGCGTGCTCGTGTTTTAGAGCCACCCGAACCTCCACCTGTGCCGCCGCCGCAGCCGCGTTACTTGCTTTTTGGCCCGGTGGGGGCTTTTGTTGCGCGGCGGGTTGAACAGATTTACGGTGGTGTCACGGGTTATTTGGTTTTCTACTTGATGAACTTTGTTGATACTACGGTTTTATCTTTAGTAGAGTCTTTTTTGCGGTGGTATTCTCCTACCATCATTACTCAAATTATGGCTTTTAGCTTGTTTACGGGCATGTGGTTTTTGCAAATTTTCCTGTTGGTTTCGTATGTCTTTTTGATCATTGTGAGGAATGAGTTGGTTGCCAGGCTCAATGTGATGAACCACGCCAATCGTCTGTTAGTTATTTCAGCGGTAGGTGGCTTGGTTGGTTACATGGTGACGCGCCGGATCATGAGCTCTGTGAAGAAGCGTCCTGACGTTGTTCTTGTCACGCGGAATGAGCCGGCGGTTGCAGTGAAGACTCCACCAGTTGCAGAGGAGGAGACACGAGTCCCGTTGGGGCCCGTTGCTCTTCCAGGTATCCCCGAAGGTATAGTGGAGTTTACCATGGCGTCTACTTTCGAGACTTCTGTGCTTAATCCCAAGGTTGCCGCTCCTGTGGCAACGACGGCTACACTTGGTCAACTTAGACTTGCAATGGCGTATAAGTCGCTGTTTGTGCTGTTTTGTGCTGGGTTTGGTGTGGATGCTATTCTTCGCCCAGGTGTTTTGACGCCTATTTGTACTGGGTTGTATTGCATTAACAAACACATCTTGCTACCTATTTTGGAGTCGGTTGCTGACACCATCTTGTTAGTGTGTTATGCTCACAATTCAACACAGAAGCGTACGTTTCGCATTTCACGCCGTCAGATATATTTGCCGGATTCGGATTACGAC